AGTGACCTGACTGCACGCTGTTCCATGTTGTGTGGTAGCGTTGTGAAGAACCGTCAGCGTTGGTCATGTAGTATTCAACATTGCCACCTTCCAACACTGTAATCATGTCTTGGAAACTTGGTGTTGCATTCCAATCTGTTGGTTGAACTTCGACACCGTTTTGTGATGCGTCTAAAAACATGATGCACAATTCCAAGTAGCGTTCAATTTTGTTGGCGTTTAATGTGCCTTGATGCTGACGGAATTCGATGCGGTTTTCAGTCACCTTTGTCAAGTTGGCTGATGGTGCATAGAAGTTGTTGCGTGATGCAGAGCGTGACCAACGCTGATTGACACTTCTTGAAACTGTCTGACCATCAATGTGGTCAAATGCTTCCTTCATTGTGTAGCCACCTGACTTGTAAGAGCGACCAACATTTCCGCAGTAGCCATTGGTGCGACGTGAACGTGAAACGATTGTGTCCATTGTGTTTTCAAACACCAACCACAATTTCATAAAACGCTTGATGTCATCGGCAGTCATTGAACGACCTGCTTGGTCAATTGTTTCAACTGTGACGTGTGTGCCACATGACCTGTTGATGCGGAAATCAGAAGTGTCTAACATTGCACAAAGTTCGTGAACCGATGCAGTGTCTTTGAATCCACCAACACATGATGAAGGAAGTGGTGTGATAATTTCAAATCCTTTTTCATCTCTGTTTGGGTGAAGTGAACCATCGTTGGTAACACGGTAAGCATCTTTGCTTGTTGCGCCCTGCCATTGACCATTTACTAATTCGTAGTTCAAGCTTCCGTTCCAATTTTCGTAACGTGCTTTTGTAAACAGTGGGTTGCCGTTTGCTAAGTTGTGAAGGTAGCCACAGAACTGTGCGCGTGAACCGAAGTTTGCGAGTAGTGCGAGTAGTTCAAATTCGATTCCGAAGTTGCGAGTTGTTTGCATTATTTTTATTTTGGGTTTTGGGTTTTTGATGTGTCAGGGGAAGTTCCCTGTTTGTCATGTACGAAGTTTAATAGATTTCGACGAACTTGCAACAGTTTCTTAACCTTATTTTGACAATACTTCATAATAATGCCTGTATTGCCCATAGAACAGCAGTAGAGCAGGAAATAAATATTGGAAAGCTATTGCGTTGCAACTTCGCGCCAAAGTTTTTCGCCCATATTCGCCAATCGCGGAAAGTCGTGCCGTTCATTACTGACAATCGTTTGACAGTTTTTTTTAATACTAAACATTGTCATCTAGTAACACTTGACGATGCTTCTTATGATTACGCTATCGCGTTAAAGCAACTATTGCATTGTTACTATATTCAATTTTTAATTAAGCAAATAACCATTGCAACTATTGCTAATCAATAGCAACCACGTCACTGCTATCAAAGCCGACAATCTTTTGACCATCGCAGTCACCATCGAATGTTTGCAACGCTTCAATCGTTAATGCAACAGCGCGTTCAAGGTCACAAGCATTTTCATAATCATCATTGTCAAGCAATTGTGTGGCTTTGAAACATTCTGCAACCCATCGCGCAAGTTCGGTTATCATTAGCAACCGTTCGCGTTCGCCAAGCAAGCGTGCAAGCAGTTGCCTATCAATAAGCACTTTGCCCTTCGTTAGTTTTATCGGCGCAAGCATTCGTAATTCGTTCAGCGTTAGCGGTGACCATTCGCCACACGTTAAATCGTCTAAACGTAAATAGTATTGTGATTTGTTATTGCCCATCGGAAGTATTTGAATTGAACTTACAACGAACCTTTGATTTCCTAGCTTCCCACTGTATGATGTAAAGGAACTATGACAGTGTAGCGACTAAACATTGGCATTTCAATTGCAAGTTCGGAACAAATGGAACAGCTAAAAAAGAAAAGCAAGGCGCGGAAGCCAAATACTGATTGGCATGACAAATTTATTCAGGCACTTGGCAGGACACGAAGCATCGGACAAGCCTGCAAGGTGGTTGGCGTTGGTCGCACTACTGCATACAATCACAAAGAACAATTCCCTGACTTTGCAGAAGCATGGGAAGAATGCACACTGACTGCAATCGAAGACCTTGAAGCATCAGCATTGAAGCGTGCAATCGAAGGACACGAAAAGGCAGTCTTTCACGGTGGCGCACAGGTCGGCGGTGTTATCCATTACGAAACATCATTGACAATCTATATGCTGAAGTGCTTGAAGCCTGATGTGTACAACATTGATGTCAGCGCAACGGAACTTCTGTCAGCAGACCAAACAGCGCAGGCGGTGCGCGTTGCCATTGAAGCCATGAAGCAGACAGTGCCACACGATGACTGATTGCCTGACACCACGATGGACACCACTGAAGTATCACGCTGAACAGAATCGGCTGTGGAATGTAGGCACGCGATTCAGAACTGTTCCTGCAGGACGGCGTTCAGGCAAGACCGAACTTGCAAAGAGATTTGGCGTGATGGAAGCACTGTCATACACAGCATCGTCAGATGGTTGGTTCGTGTTTAGTGCGCCAACCCATATGCAGGCGAAGCGTATTTTTTGGAAAGACCTGAAGGCAATGATTCCACCTGAACTGATGCGTGGCAGACCAAGTGAATCCGAACTTACAATACGGTTGGTCAATGGCGCAGAAATCACAGTGCTTGGAATGGACGCGCCTGAACGGATTGAAGGTCGTGCGTTGGATTGGATTTGTTGCGATGAATACGCCAACATGAAGGCAGAGGTGTGGCAGGAAAACATCAGACCTGCATTATCGACATTGGGCAGGGCAGGAAGCGGTTGGTTCACAGGCGTTCCCGAAGGGCGCAACCATTACTTTGAAATGACAGCCAAAGCGTCGCGTGATGACATGACTGATTGGTCAAATCACCATTGGCTATCTGCCGACATTCTTGACCCTGCCGAAATAGAATCAGCAAGACGCGAAATGGACGAACTGACATTCCTTCAGGAATACGAAGCATCGTTTGTGAATTTCAGTGGGCGTGCATATCACGCATTTGACCGAACGACTCATTGCGCGAACTTGCAATACAATGAGCAGCGACCACTTGCATTGTGCTTTGACTTCAACGTGTCACCTGCGATATGCGTTATTGCACAGGAAGACAGCATGAAGGATTGCACGAACGTCATTGGCGAAATATACATTCCACGCAACGGCAACACAGTCGCTGTCTGTCATCGCATCATCAAAGATTGGGGCAATCACAAAGGCGATGTGCTTTGCTATGGCGATGCAACAGGCGGTGCGCGTGGAACGTCACAGGTGCGCGGTAGTGATTGGGATATAATCAAAGACGAACTGCGCATGGTGTTCAGAGACAGACTGAAGATGCGTGTTCCGCGTGGCAATCCGCGTGAACGTGTGCGCGTTAATGCAATGAATGCACGCATGAAGAATGCGTCAGGTGACATTCGGTTGATGGTTGATGAAATCAAAGCACCGATGACCGTGCTTGACCTCGAAGCTGTTATATTGTTGGAAGGTGGCAGTGGTGAAATTGACAAGAAGTCGGATTCTAAAAGCACGCACCTGACTGACGCACTTGGATACTACGTTCAGCGTGCGCACAAGCCATTGGCAAAATCCATTACAGTTACGCAACACGTTTAGATGACAACTAATCAAGCACACAATTATTTGAAAGCAAAGTGGTGCATCTATGTCTTGAGCGTTTCTGTTCTTTTATTATCTTCATGCGGTTCGCTGACACCATCGTTGCCAAGCGTTCCATCTATTGCAAGTTCGACACCAACAGCAACAACGACGGTGGGCGCAATATCGAAAGACGTGGAAAGCAGTTTGTGGCAATACACATTCATCTGCATTGTCATTTGTTTTGCATTCCCTTCTATGCGTGCGCCTTTGGTGTTCTTCCTGAAAAGCGTGTTCGGAATTATTTCGTTGCCACTTGACCTTGCACACAAGCACATCACGATGCTTTACAATAAGAAATACAACAATGAAGAATAAAAACAACAACGGCAAACAATACATTCCGCCTGAAGAAGCAAGCAGGATAATTGAAGAACAGGAAGCACCATACAAAGTGCCGATGACAAAGCCTACTGCAAGTTCAAAAGATGACAAAGAAGCACAGTTGCTTGGCAGTACGAAAGAAGCGATACAATTGCGCATGGCGGAAATCAAAGGCGAACTGTTATTGCGTAAGGCAGAACTAAAGGGGCAACTTGCATTAACGAAAGCCACAGAAAGTGGGAAGGAAAAAGCATCTAAGCATTTGGCGGTCTTCGGCGCAGCTTATTTGTGTATGTGCGTCGTGTTCTTTCTTGCAACAGTCACATACATGGAAGCAGAGTCAATCGCAATTTCTGCCACGCTGATTACGCTTGTAGTGACACAGCTTTCTGCCATTCTTAAAACCGTAGTCGATACGAAAGAAAAGAAAGACCCAACCACATTGATGCACGACATCGTGCAACAGCAGTTACAAAATGAACATGAAGAAAAGAAGTAAGCACCTGATTGCGTTAGCAATAGTCATTGGATTGTCATGCCTGTCATGCGCAGTTCCGATTCCGCTGATGATACCAATTGTCAATGACGCAAGCCCTGAGGAAATCGAAGCAATAGCGAACCCAATACTTATATGAACACATCAGACCCAAACTTTTTGATTTCAGTAATACAATCTGTTTCGACAGGGTTGCTTCTTTTAAGTTTATGGGTCGCAAAGCAGATGTGGTCGAGACTGAACGAACTTGAACAGGATTCGCAGAAGTGTCGGTTGCAAGTTCAGAAGGATATTGCAGAAGTAAAATTTGAAACTTTGACGCGCATCATCGCGCTAGAAAATAAAGGTAATAAAGAATGAGTAATTTAAGAAGAAATCACCTGCCGTCAATCGGTATGCCGTTGGG